GTCGCCCGGCGTCATCCCGGCGTGGCGCTGCCGCTGGATCATCAGCGTGTGCTGCCGGATGCGCTCGACCTGGGCGTCGTTGAGGACGACCGGAGAGTCGATCAGCCAGCGGCCGAGATGCGGCTCGTAGTGGGTGCGGAGGTCTTTCACGGCCTCAATGCGCCTTCGGCGGCATCCGCCCGACCATCTGGATCAGCCCGTCCGGCCCGCGTGTCGGCACCATCGGCTGCGAGATGGCCGACGCCAACTGCGCGAAGCCGGCCTGCATCTGCGCCACCAGCGCCTCCATCGCGGCCATCACGTCGGGCTGTGGCGGCTGATCGGTGGTCTCGACCATGCCACCCCCTTCGCCCGCCNNNCCGGCCTGTTGCTGACCCACCAGCACCTTGGCAGAGGCATCGGCGAAGGCCTTGGCGATGGCGACCCGCTCGTTGCTGGCGATCTTGTCGCGCTCCAGCGCTTCCCGCGAGCTGATCTCGGCCATGCTGCGCTCGTGTTCCGAGGCCTGGCGCTGCGCGGAAACATCCGCCTCGCGGTTGATGCGCTGAATTTCGATGGCCTGCTTCGCTTGCCGGTCGGCATCGGCCTGCACGCCCTTAGCTTGCTGCGCGACCTGTTCCTTTGCCGCCACATCGGTCGCCTGCTGTAGCTGCTGCTGAAGCTCCTGGTTCTGCTGCTGGAGCATGGCGAGCTGCTGCTGCGACTGGCCGACAAGCTGCTGCACGACGGCGCGCTGCTCGGGCTCCAGCTTCTCCAGCATCGCCATCGGATCGCCCTCGGAGAAGGCCGGCGGGATGAACTCGGACAGGTCGATGCGCTCGTCGAAGCGGTTCAGGGTCTCGCGCACCAGCTCGACGACGGCATCTGCCATGTCGTTCTGTCCCTGCGCGCGCAGCTCGGCGACCTTGATCATGGCGTCCTGAATGATCGGCATCAGCTTGAGCCAGCGCTCTTGGTCGCGCGCCGCGTTCGGCTTGCCCGTGCTGCCGGCGCGCACCTCGATCTGGATCATGCTGAAGACCTGCTCCTTCGAGAGCTGCGGCCACACGGCATCCGGGCCGACGATCTGCTGCACCTCCTCGGGCGGCAGCTTCTGGAGCAGCATCTCGGCGCAGTAGATCGCCTGCTCACCGATCCAGTCCTCAATAGCGTCCTGCCGCTCCGCCGTGCGGCTCGTCAGGCCCTGCTGAAGAATCTCGGCCTCGGTGGCGGTCTTTGCCTTGACGACGGCGCCACGCGACGCATCGGTCGCCCCGCTCACCAAGTCGATGTCGGAACGGATCGGCTGCGTGTCGTAGACCGCCGGGTCGATTGGGATGTTCGGGAACTCGAACAGGTCTTCCTGCAGTGGCTTCCCGGCCGCCCCCTGGATGACCACGATGTCGTTGATCTTGCGCTTCTGGATGCGCTCCAGGTCTTCCGGCGACAGGCCGCCGCCGGCCCGCGCGATCCGAACCGGCAGGCTTTCCTTGCGGTGTTCGGCGAAGTTCGTGCGGGTCGTGTTGTACTCGTCCTGAAGCTCGATCAACAGCTCCACGTCAGACATCGGGTAGAACTCGCCATCGACGAGGTTGAAGCCGAGCGCGAAGAACGGATACCAGCGCTCGCCCAGGCAGTTTGGCCGGTACGGCTCACGAATGTAGCGCTTGAGCCCCTTGCAGAGCGTGTAGACGGTGTTGTCGTCCTTCGACCACACCTCGAAGACGCAGTACCATTTTTTCTTCTGATCGGACTTCTTCGCCGTGCTGCCGATCTCCTCGCGCCGCGGGGAATCGTACTGCATCGCACCCTCCGGCTTGAACCCGAAGGACTGCTCGAACTTGTCCTCATCGAACCAAATGCGCTGCGCGATGGCCGGCGATTGTACGTAGGAGTCGAACGAGTGCAGGCTGGCGTCGAGCACCGCCACGTCTTCTGAGAGCGGTCTGTCGATGATGATGCCGCGCGACTTGACGACCTCGACGCGCTCGGTCAGACCCCTGATGGACTGCTTCAACTCCTCCTGCGTCTTCTCGTTGTCGGCAATCGACTCCTCGTTGCGCAGGCGACGCCGCAGCATCTGTATGTGCTTGAGGTTGTCCTGGATGTCGTTGAGCTGCTGCTCGATGAGCGGGTCGCGCTCGACGTTCTCGCGGAAGACGATCTTGGCCCAAGAGATGCCGGTCGCCATCGTGGCGCGCACGGCCTCTTTTCCACGCCGCTTGAGCCCGCCCTCGCGGACATACTTGGCGTGTAGCACGCCCTCCATCGTCTCGGCGAACTTCTTGATCTTACCGAACTCGGGTGCGTCTGACAGGGATGGTGACGGGGAGCAGGAGATGTCCGGCGCCCTCGCGTAAATCTGCGGGAGGATCGCCGACATCGTAGAGAAGATGACGTTGGTGCGGACGAGGCCGGTGGCGCCGTCCTTGTGCATCGTGCCACGCCAGTATTTGCGGTTCTGCTCCCAAGACTTGAAGCGCTCGCTGTTGTCCTGGTAGTGGGCGTCGAGCTGGTCGAGGAACGTCGACGCGCGCTTGGTCTCGCCTTCCGGCACCTCGCGCTTGATGTCGGTGTAGTCGCTTTCGATCATGCCGGAATCACCGTGGAAGGGTAGAGGAAGCGGGCCTTGCCGTTGGCGACGTCGGGGTGAGACCTGATCATCACGCCCTCGACGACCCCTATGGCGGCGCCGTCGTGATCGGGTGCCTGATCGGCCTTCGAGACCTCGCAGGTACTCGCGGCGAGCAGCTCCTGGTTCAGGTCGCGGCGCTCGCGCTCCGAGACGAGGATGACGGCAGGAATGCGTGCGCCGGAGCGGCGCAGGTCTTGGATGAGGTTGCGCAGACCCTCCAAGGTAAGGCAGGGCTCGAACTGATCCCCGACAAACCCTGGAGCGATCTGCTGCTGCATGACCGCTTAGGCGAGCAGCACGCCGCCGGCGACGCCGGAGGTGTAGGCCGAGCAGCGCATCGTCATGTAGCGGCGCAGGCTGACCTCCAGCGCCATCGCTTGTCCGGCGGTGGCCGCCGGGATGGCGATCTCGCCGGACATCAGCGCGTCGGTGAAGCCTGCCGTCGCCACACCGGATGAGTTGGTGTAGTAGAACTGCGTGGCGTCGACGCTGTCCGCGCCCTCGAAGACCAGCGTGCCGACGAAGACGGCGCCCGACGGCTGGTTGATCATGGCGATGGCCGAGTGCTTGGCCATGAACGGCGTGCGGTCGCACAGTGCGGCGACGACCGCGGTGCCGGCGTATGCGCCGTTGCCGGCGCTGCCGTCCAGCGTGCCAGTGGT